TATTCGCTCAACATCACGAACTTAATGCGTATGAATTTGATATCATAAAAAGAGTGGTAAGATGCAGAAAGAAAGGATACTTTCACGAAGATTTAGCGAAATCAATTAGAGTGATTGAATTGTATTTAAAAGAACACGTATTATGAAAGGAATAAAGGAACAAGCCATTGCATTAGTGGATGAGTTTTATGGCTTGCAAAGTGATAAGATGAACGATTATACATGGATTGAATATCCAACAGCAATAGTATGCGCGCTGGTTGCAGTTACCGAGATCATAAATAGTAATCCACATTCTAATCCATTTAATACAGATGTACATTCGACTATGAAATATTGGGTTGAAGTAAAAAAAGAAATAGAAAAGCTATGACAAAGAAACAAATTGAAAAGGCAAAGGCTAAACTATTAAAACAAGACAGGAAAGCGGCATTTAAAAGACTTTCTTCCTATCTTATGATTGTTGGTGGATTACCATACATTTGCGACCTAATCGAGGATTTAAACGATACAATTTTTCTGCCTGAGTTAAATAAAGAGTTAGATAGAATCGTTGAGATATTGATTCACCAAGACGATATATTTTTAACTGGTGCGGATGTATCCGTAATTGAACAACAGAATAATATTAAACTTGCATTTCGTGAATTTCAAAACGATATGTTTAAAAACGATTTAAAATGAAACAATCAGCAGTAGATTTCATAATAGAAAAATTAGCGGAAAATGGAGTTTTGCATAGTTCCGATATTTGGATGGCAAAATCAATAGAAAAGGCAAATATAATTATGGCAGTTGATTGTTGTTTTGCTAGCTTAAAACTATCGGATGACAAAACAATGTTTGTAGCAATGACAGCAGAACAATATTACAACGAAACATTTAATAAATAAGTATGAAAAAACAAATAGACATAGAAAAAACACTATCCGTAATAAAGGAATTCGGATTGGATACAAAGACCAGGAAGCGTGATGTAGTTTACAGCAGAATGTATGCGGCTAAATTCTTAAGGATGCACACGACTTTTACACTTGAGAAAATCGGTACTTATTTAGGCAATAAGAATCACGCAACAGTATTGTATTACGTTGGCGTGTGCGAAGACCTTAAAAAAGATAAAGTATTCCTGACTTGCACAAATGAAATTGCAAACCGATTAAATTATTGTTTTATTAATCAATACGAAAAGGAAACTTTGACATGGTTGGAACTTCAAGTTTTGAAATGCGAATCTTATCAAGACTTGAAAAAATTACAAACTAAAATTTTAGAGAAACAACCGGATGAAAACTACTTTGAGATGGAAGAAATGTTAGTTTTGGTGTGAAATGGTGCGAAAAAGTAAAAGTTAGGGTAAAAAATAAAATGCTCAAAGTCAATGGTAGCAAGGCATCGGCAAAAAAGCAAAAAATTTTAGGAAAAAATCAAAGTCGGAAAAAAAAGTTTTGAAAAAAAAAATACGTACTTTTTTAGACACTTTTATTTATTTGAGAGATGCAAATTTACAAACTATAGAATATGAGCGTTTTTTTTACTTTTTTTGCCAATGCTTGATATGACTTAGTTATAGAGTTTTTTAGTATTTTTATTAAAAAAAAGTTTTGCCAGTTTGTTTTATTAGAATAAAAGAGTTATATTTGCAAACGTTCATGCAGGAACATAAGAAATTAGGTTTAACCCTTCCGAAAGAGTAACGCTGCATCGTGAAATTTTGGAGGGGTTTTTTTATTTATCAATTTTTTTATATGAGAGTATCATTTTTTAAAAACATTAAATCCACTATTCCGATTAAAGACACTTCAATCTTTAAGGTGTTGGAGTTGATCAAGAATGGAGAGTACAAAATGCAGATTGCAAAACTTAGAGTTGAGCAAGAGAAACCAGCAAGAGACAAATTAAAAGAGCAGTTGAATTACGTTACATTTAGTGGTGTATTTTCAAGCCGTTCAAAATCTAATTTAAAAAAGCATAGTGGATTTGCTTGTTTGGATTTTGATAAAGTTCAAGAGTTAGAAGCATTGCGAATTTTAGTAAATGAAGATGAGTATACATTCAGCTCATTTGTTTCTCCTTCGGGGGATGGATTGAAAGTATTGGTTAAGATTCCACCTGTAGACAACGATGAAGATTACAAAGACTATTATTTAGAACTACAGAAATATTACGATAAATATTTCATTACTGATAAGTCAACAACTGACATTTCTAGAGCTTGTTACTTAAGTTACGATGAGCGTTTATTTTTGAATAGTGAAAGCGCAACATTTACAGATAAATTTAATAGACCATTACCAAAGGAAGTTAAAGTAGTTAACATTCCTTTGACTGATTCCAATGAAATAGCTGAGAGATTAGATAAATGGTTTCAAAAACGATGGAACGCATCGAATCGTAATACAAATCTTCACGCATTTGCACGACAAATGAATGCGTTTGGAGTGGAGAAAAACGTATGTGAAAGCTATTTATTCAGATACGAACAAAGTGACTTTAAAACGAATGAAATACAGCAACTGATTAACTCAGCTTATAGATACTCTATTGAATTTGGAACTAAATCTTTTGAAGATACAAAGAGGGTAAATGAAATAAAGAATATTGCATTGGCAGGTGAAGGAGTTGAGACTGCAATGAATAAGATTAAAGGTATTGATTTTGAACTGGTAAAAAAGGAATTTGAAGTACATAAAAGCCAGCTGAAATTAGATGAGTTTTGGTACTATACGGAAAAGGAAGTCATAAAATTGGCTACGTTTCGATTCATGAGTTACCTAGAGAATAACAATATCTTTAAATTCTATCCGGATGTAACAAGTGGTACATTTTTATTTGTAAAAAACGATAAGAATTTCATTAATGTTTTTGAAGAGCCAAAGATAAAGGATTTTGTATTGACTGAATTAAGAAGCACAGGTAAGATTGATGCATTTGAATTGATGGCAAACAATACAAGCTACTTTAATTCTAATTTTCTATCCATGACAAAGACTATTGATGTGAAATTCAATAGAGATACTCGAGATGCATCCTTTATTTACTACCGAAATTGTGCTATTAAGACAACGGCAGACAATATTGAAGTTTTGCAGTATGAAAATATCGACGATCTAATTTGGAAAAACCAAGTTATTGACCGAGATATTGTTTTAAAGGATGAAAGTGATGGAGTTTTTAAGCGTTTTATTTGGCTAGTTAGTGGTGAAGATGCCCAACGATACTATACTTTGAAATCGGTTATTGGTTATTTAATGCATTCTTATCAAAACGAGGCTAAACCAAAAGCTATTATCTTCAATGATGAAATGGTTTCTGAAGATGTGCCAAATGGAGGTTCTGGAAAGGGATTAATTCATAGAGCAATAGGTCACATTAAAAATGTAGTAATTGAAGATGGCAAGAAGTTCGATGGCAAAGGACAATTTGCATATCAGAAGGTAAATAAGGACACGCAGATTTTCTTATTAGATGACGTTCCACAGTATTTCAATTTTGAAAGTTTATTTTCCATTATAACGGAAGGCATGACAGTTGAAAAGAAAGGTAAGGATGCGTTTCAGATTCCATTTACCGAAAGCCCTAAGATATCCATCACTACAAATTACACGATTAATGGCAAGGGAGCCTCACACAACAGGAGAGTATTTGAGGTTGAGATAGCAAACTACTTTAACGATGAGAGAACTCCGGAAGATGAATTTAAACATCAATTTTTTAGCCAATGGAACAATGAAGAATGGCAAAGGTTTGATAATTTCATGATAAGATGCGTACAATATTTTTTAAAGAATGGACTAGTAGAGAGTGATAAAGTAAATTTAGTTTTCAGAAAGTTAAAGAATGAACTTGGAACGGAATTCATGGAATTTATGGAGATGCAGACATTTGATGCAACACCAATTAATCGAAAAGATTTTAGAGATAATTTCAATCGACAATATCCAAACGTTTCCAAATACAATTCTCCACAAAAATTTAATAAAAATGTTATTGCTTACTGTGAATACTTTAAGATTGCATTTAAGGAGTCAAAATATAACGGAACAACATATTTTAACATTGGCACACAAATAAAGAGTGATGACATTTGGGATGAGTTGAATGATAAAGCTGCAGCAATATGATACTGAGAGATTATCAAACAGAAATTGTTTCTAAGGTTTTAAATCACCTAGATACAAATGAAAGATGCTGCGTTTCATTAGCTACTGGAGGCGGAAAGACAGTTATATTTTCTGAGCTTACAAATAGAATACAAGGTAGGATATTAATTTGCGTACATCGTGAAGAATTAGTATATCAAACTTCAGACACTCTAACTAAAGAACACGATTTACTACTACCTCAAGTAAAAAAAGTAAACAAAGATGTTGTTGTTGCAATGGTGCAAACATTGAATAATAGAATAAAGAAAGGTGAAATTGATATCAATTCTTTTGGCACTATGATAATCGATGAGGCGCATCGTGGCGAGTTTATGAAGATACTTAATCAGTTCAACGGAAAGGTCATTGGATTTACAGCGACTCCAAACTATGAAAAGAATAGCTATTTTTATCAATGCTTAAAATGTGGAGATGTTTACGATGTTCATACCGAATGTTGCAAGAAAAAAGCTCAAAAAATGAAGGAGAGAATTCCGATGTCAAGATACTACCATACATTAATTGATGGAATAGAGATTGGAGAATTAATTGATAAAGGATTTTTAGTAAAAGAGGAAGAATTCCTATTGGATGTGGATACTTCACGACTTATTTACGATGAGTTTAGAGGCGAGTATACAGAAGAATCAATATCTTTAGTGTTTGGTTCTCCTGAAGCCATTAAAAACAGCTGTGATGTGTACGAAAATATAGCGTTAGGAAAGAAAACAATTATTTTTAATCCAAATACTCTTGTTAATCGTAAGTTATACGAAGAATTTGCATCAAGAAATTACAATGTTAAGATGTACGATTCAAAAAATAGCGAAGAAAACCGACATGATTTGATTGAATGGTTTAAAACAACACCCGATGCTATACTATTAAATGTGCAAGTCTTTACAACTGGATTTGATTGTAGTGATGTTGATGTTATTTTCTTGAATAAAAAGACTACTTCACTTAATTTGTTTCAGCAAATGGTAGGAAGGGGTGGTAGAATTTCACTTGGTAAGTTTTCTTTCAAGTTGATTGATATGGGAAACAACGTGCGAGATCATGGTAGTTGGAGCAGCGAAAGAAATTGGTCTAATTTATTTTACAAATCCGATATTAATATTGTTGGAACTCCAAAACCTGCTGCCATTAGAAGCTGTCATAAATGCGAGGCGGTATGCGCTGCAAATTCTTTGATATGTGAAAGTTGCGGTGAAGAAAGAAAATACACTAAAGGTGGAGTTACGGGTTTGCCAATGTTAAACGGAAAGCCAGTTATTCCTTCACCTGAAAAGATAATAGAACATTGCCAAAGAAATAACTTGAAATTATTAGACGCTAGAAAAATGGTTTATACTCAAGTATCAAAAATGTTTGAATCTATATCTGAAGAATCATTTATAAAGAATAGAGATAGCGGTAAGTTAGAAGCAAAAGCAAGGATATTTTTATACCCTTATTACTTTGCAATTCAAAGAAGTGATTTAGAAGGGAATAAAAGTAGTACATTTGAATTATTCATTAACAAAACAATTAAAGAAATTGAACGAAGATATACTCCAAGCAGAAATATTTAAATGGTATTTTAATAATTTTTGCACAAAACAGAATGAATTGCCGCATCTTATTTTCTCAGTTCCAAATGGCGGACTGAGATCTAAATCGGAAGCAATGAAGATGAAAGCAACCGGTCTTGTTTCGGGGGTTTCGGATTTGATAATAGTACAACCAAACAGAACGATATTCTGCGAGTTGAAAATATTAACGGGTAGACAATCTCCTCAGCAAATTGACTTTCAAAATAAAGTTACTGCATTAGGTTTTGAATATTGGTTAATCCGTTCACTTGATGAATTTAAAACTAAAATATTATGAAAAGATACAGAATAACATACAAGCAAATACACTTCATCGAAACATTTGCGACCAGTATTGAGCAAGCCATAGAGATAGCTAAGGACGATTGTTTTTATAGATTTGGAATGATATTGAGGAATGAGGAGATTAATTTAATGGAAGCGATATGAAACAAGAACACAAATACCCGTACAACTGGACTTTGAAAGACGCAATTTTTACAAAAGATAAAGGCAAAGTATTTAGTTGTTTTGCGTGTGGAGGTGGCTCAACGATGGGTTATAAACTTGCAGGATTTGACGTGTTGGGATGTAACGAGATAGACCCAAAAATGATTGAAGCATACAAAACTAATCACAACCCAAAATATGCGTACCTTGAACCTATACAAACATTTAAAAATCGTACTGACTTACCTAAAGAATTATACAATTTGGATATTCTTGACGGCTCTCCTCCCTGTTCATCTTTTTCAATGGCTGGCAATAGAGATAAAGACTGGGGTAAAGAGAAGAAATTTAGAGAGGGGCAAGCTAACCAAGTTTTAGATACATTATTCTTTGACTTTATAGATTTAGCAAAAGAACTACAACCTAAAGTTGTTGTCGCTGAAAATGTTAAAGGCTTACTTTTAGGCAATGCAAAGGAATATGTTAAAGAAATATACAAAGCATTTGAAGAAGCTGGATATTATTGCCAACATTTTTTATTAAATGCATCTAAAATGGGAGTACCTCAAAGAAGAGAACGAGTATTTTTTATTGCATTACGCAAAGATTTAGCTAAACAATTCTTGCATTGGGAAGATATGTTTACCGAAGTTCCTAAAATTGAAATGGAATTTAACGAGAAAGAAATACCATTTAAAGATTTTGATAGTGGTAAACCTGGTCGTAAATTATATCCATGCGTTATTGAGTGGTATGATAAAGTTTTTATTGGAGAAAGTGTTGGAAATTGCATAAGAAGATATACAGGAAAAGAAAAATTATTTTCTTATTCAAAAGTAAATCCAGACAAAGCATTAAAAACAATTCTTAGTGCTTATGATAGTGGCGAATTTAGGCATGATGACATGAGTTATTTACATGATGAAGATATTATTTCAGGTGGAAGCTTCCCTCAGGATTATAATTTCTTTGATGTAAAAACAAAATATCTTATTGGTATGTCAGTCCCTCCAGTAATGACTGCTCAAATTGCTTCAAATATTTACGAACAATGGTTGAGTAAAATAAATAATAAAATAGTTTGATATTAAATAATTTATATTATATTTG